GGACTATGACGATGATGGCGTTGAGGAGCCGGTGCTGTATCTTGCATAGAAAGGAGAATGAATAATGAAAATTATAGAAAGAGAGGAACTCGAACGAATTCCATGTGACAAAATGTTTAGTTTTGAAGGAAATGAAACATTGTGACATGCAACCGGATACGAGGTCTGCATGGTTGATCTCGGAGATCCAAATGATGAACCCAGTTGGTGGAATGAATACGTTCTACCTGATGGTTCAATTGAGTATGGAAGATAGAAGGAGGAGAAACATATGTTCACACTGGAAAAACTATTTAAAATGTGCACTAATTGCACTGCTAGAAAATTCTTTAAACTTATAATCAACGGATATGTTGAAATATTGCCGACACTTGTCGGCTTAGAAGAATATGGAGATTATGAGGTGTATAATTTTGGAGTACATGGCAGAATCATAACAGTAGTGCTTGAGGGGAAGGAGTGAATCTATATGACATTACGGGACGTGTTATTAGCTTGCGGCAACTTAAAGAACCGTTCACTGGTCATCATAACCGATGAACACGGAGAAGTCTATTCAAATACGGTCGAGGGCTGTTTCGAACAGAACCCAACCTACATGAAAATGGAAGTCGCTTTCTTTAAAGTTTTCTATTGCAAGAATGGCGATAAAATCATCTGTTTAATTTAAAAGAGGGCTATAAGCCCTCTTTTATTTACAGTATAATCGGCTGATACGTGATGGTGCCGGGTGCGGTCGCAAAAGACCAGTTACCGCCCGCAGGAACAAAGAACGTGCCCACGTCACCGATCGGATCTGAAGTGACATTATCATTTACATAGATACCAGTGCCGCCTGTCTGGTAGACAAGTGTCGGATACCTGTCACTGATTTTAATTGCCGTTCCCGGACTCAGTGTAGATGGATCTACATGCTGTTTCTGAAGGCATTTCGGTCTATTGATGATGTTCGCATCCAGTTCATTGTATATCTTCAGTGAACATGTTCTCGGGTTGATTGCTCCTAACTCATCCAGTGTTTTCACATTAGCACCGTGAGTAATAATGTCAATGTAACTGTCAGCTAGTGCCTGTCTGTTCTGAACTTCCGCCGTCTTGTTGGCACGACATTCGGCGTTATTGATAATAACATTGCTAGTAGTGTCAATAACAATTCCGTACTGATTGTTGTAAAAATGCCCGCCTATGATATCCGCACCTGTGTTTGTTTCAAAAAGACACCCGATATCAGACGATTCACCAGTGCTGTTATTAAGAAAAATCGGGCTATGAATGTCATAACAGCATCCAGCACCCTCGTCAAAAATTGTATAACCATGACAGTTATTGACAGAACAACCATTTGACCACGAGGTAGCGGTGGTTGTTAAAATGATACCCCTTTTCGCGTTGGAGAAACACACATGATTGATAAAGGAATCAGACGGACCCAGATAATTGATGCATTTTGCACAGTGCTGAATTAACGATTTTTCAATATAGGATTCGAACGTATCACCACTTGGCGTGAATCCAGTATTTTTGTTATATTCTGAATAGATGCCCGTTTCAAAGTGTTCAATAAAACACTGACTAATGAAGTAATGATAGCCGTAGATTTTCACACCCGTGTGCATATCATTTCCGGTTACATGCAGGTTCATAATACAGAATCCGTGCGGTGCTTCTGCATTTCCTTTCCCTGTCCGGTCTTCAAAATCACGGGTAACAAAAGCATCATTATTCATACATTTTAAAATAGCATCCGTGGCAGATTCGCCGATGATTAACATGCCACTGTCAACCACAATCGGCTTTTCCAGCTTATACGTACCGTTTGGGATAAAGCAGATTTTGAACGTGTTCAGAATGGTCTGGATGATAGTGGACGCGTCTTTTACTCCGGTGTTATCCGCCCCGTTCGAAATGATATTGTAGGGCGTTGTCAGAAGTCCTTTCTCATACAGACTTTCGATCATCTCACGGGTAGTTTCTCCGATCACCCCTTCGATGTTTTTCACGTACCCCTCAACGTTTTTCATCTGACTGAGAATCCAGTCAAGGTTCAGTTCGTGGAAATTTGTGTACGGAAACTGATCAAATAATCCCATTTTAACCCTCCTTTAATAAATCAGTAAACAGAACCGTTCTTTAAAGTCATTGATGATAAAGTCAATGATATTAAACACGGCAATTTCACGTTCCGCAGAAATCATCTGTTGCGTCATAGTAACACCGATGTTACCCGTTTCTGTCTGTTCATGCGTTGTTTCACCAGTGTTATTATCACTTGTTTCACGTGAAACATTATTTGTTTCATTACCGGTGTTTGCGATTGTTTTCGTTCCGCTGTTTGTTATTTTTCCGTTTCCGGTGAAATCTTCCGTACTTTCTGTGTTGTTGTTCTCACTTGCCGTACTGTTTGTCTTTTCCCGGTTCTGAAAATCGGTGCTGTCATAAGCACTGACTTTTCCGGTTGTTTCATCCTGTCCAGTGCGGGTATTTGTACCCGTTCCGGTTGTCTTATTTGTAGTGGTGCTGGTTGATGTATATTCATCATTGGTTGTTCCATTGTCGTTGCTAGTTTTCGTTCCTTTTTCCGTTTCCTTTTTCGTACCGCTTCCCGTCTGACGTTCTGTCCAGATGGATTTTCCGTCTTTGTTCCAAATCGGGTTGTATTTATAGCAGATAGTGTTATACATTTTCTGCCACACCAGTTTTTCTTTTGCAGACCAGATTTTGATGATACGCTTTAATGCGTTAAAGTCTGAATACAAAATTTCAAAGTCGGCACATTCTACAAGCAGATTTTCCACAACGGTCTGAGGGTCGATGGTAACATCCGTGTAGTAGGAATCCGCATAACCGGATGGGATTCCGTATTTATTTGGTAAACTTTCGATCAGTCCATTCAGAAGAGATTCATCATAGTTATACAGTCCTAACAGGCTCATCGTTGCCATCTTCCACACCCCCTTTATATCTCCAATTCACATCCAGTTTGATACCGAACATCTCCCGCACTTTTTCGCAGGATTCTTTCAGCTCTTCCAACCAAAGGTCACATTTCGACCGGGTTTCCACTTTATTCGCATTCACCTCATCCGTGATCAACCGTTCCTTTTTGTCTGTATTGGCATTCGGGATTCCAACGTCTGTACAGAACATAGCTTCGATTTTACGCATGTCCGAAAGCACCTGATCCGCGATATAGTTCTGTCCGACATTCTGGTTGAACATCTGCCAGTTCGCTTTCCCATCGTCCCGGAAAAGCTGTTTATCAATGACAGCGGCCACGTTTCCTGCGGCGATCTGATCATACAGTTTCTTGAATGTTTCCGCCATGGCTTTATTCTCTGCGGCGAACACATACGCAAGCTTGCTGTTGACAAGATTCATTCCGACGGATTCGGCGCACAACGCGAGCATATCTGCATAGTAGGTAACAATGTCCATAATCCCACCGTAATCTGGCTGTAACCGCACCAGTTCACACTGAAGACCGATCCGTGGTTCCAGCGTCCCAGACAGGAGCGGGTTCGTGATGATAGCATTCGTTGGCTGATAGAATACATCATACCCCCGCAGACCACACGCCTGCGGGATCACGCCGTATCGGTCTGTATTGACTACGGCGAAAAAGCCCCAACAATACAGCGTATAAAGGGTGTAGTTTTTTGACCATTCTGAAGGCATCTCCCATTTAAAAACGCTCATTGCTTTCTGAAGCAGATAGCGCTGAAAATAAAGAGATAAGCTGGTATTCCGGCAATGAACGGTACTCGGCGAAATCGCCGAGTTAGCCGCATTGATATAGTCTGCCGAAAAAGGTATGCCATTATACATTCTTTCTGTCCCTCCGTTTCTTTTTAGTGAGGATAGCGATCAGAAACGTCGTTCCCGTTCCGGGCGTTGCTCCGGTGCTGAGGAAGCGGTATATCAGCACTGCATTGTTGTAACGCTCTGCTTCGCTGAGGTATCGGTTTCCTTTTGCCCACGTTGTGATGGAAGTGTCATTCGCATGTGCAATGATATAGTTATAACAGTTCTTTGCATACTGGACACGGGCATCCCACGAACTGTCATGGATTCCTTCCCAGCCGATATTCCAAGCATGGGTCAATGATTCGATGTCGGTGCTGTCGCTGGTTAAAAATTCGGTCAGATTCTTATAGGCAGATGCTTCCCCGGTGCTGTACCATACATTTTCATGAATGAGATAATTTAACTGACCGACACCATCATCATCCGTATAACCATTGTTCATTAACCATTCATGTAATTTGTAAAGCCGTCCATGGGTATCACCTTCTGTATTTGTCCACTGCCCCAGGCCGTAGCCGACAAGCAAATCTGTCCATGTTGACTCTCGTAAATCCTGCCAGATACCAGGGTTTATACCGGACTCCTGCCAGAAGTTTCCGCAGATAGCGGCCACCACATACACACTGCTTCCTTTTGCTCCACTTGCGCCACCGCCATACCTGTGACAGGTATCCCATGTAGCAGGATTGCTGTTGCCAGTGTTAATGGAAACCTGTTCTCCCAGCGGATAAGTGGAACTGTGCGCACCCATGGTTCTGCGTCCATCGTAGACCATTTCCGTGTGATTCCCGTAGCTGTTGTTCCTTACAAGAATATCCCCAGGTTTCCACGGATCACCAACCGGGACGCGGTTAAAGCCGAGGGCATCCAGTACACCTGCCATGTCATACGTGGTGAAAGGCCATGACTGCCCGCCGTGAGCGGCTACCACATCAAAACCAGATGCCAGAAGAGCATACCAGATGTAGGAACTACAGTCATAATAAGTAATTCCGTTAACTGTCTGCTGATTCCGGTACGTCTGTGAGTAGCCAACATTCTTTTTGTTACAGGTATCAATCGCCCACTGATATGATACCTGTATATTCCCCGCCATTAAGTATACCTCTTAACGATAGGGAGAAGTTCATTTACACACTTCTGTACCTTGACAGGATCGAACCCGTCTGCTTTCAGCCGTTTCACCCGGTCTGTACCGTTCCCGTACTGACCGCCGATTACAAGAATTGCGGCCGCAATTGTAGTTGGCAATGAATACATTTTAATTTCACTCATAATAGAATCCCTCCTCAAGATATTCTTTGACCATCCTTTTTTCCGGTTCGGTAGCGGAAAAGTTGATGACTCCATTTTCCACTTTCACAAAGCCGGTACATTCGGATATTTTCCGGTTCTGGCAGAGCGGTTTCCCGTTGTCGGCAACGTCAAACATGACCGATTCATAGTAGTTTGCGAAAAGAGTGGCTTTACCGCCGAGCGAATCCGCCCCCATGCCGCTGTTGGTTCCTGTGCTTTGTACAGAAGCGTTGCTCAAAATTGCACTAGACGCGATATTGCTTGCGCTGAACTTCTGACCGATATTTCCGATCACGCCACCGATAGAGTTTTTCGCTGCTTCGATCAGTCCACCGGTGGCACTTTTCAGATTTAATCCCACGTTCGATAACTGCATCTGTACACCCACCTGCGCTTCTCCGGTGTACAGCACATCATTGGTTAATTTCGAAGTTACGGTTAGGATTGCTTTTCCACTCACAAAATCATAAGTGATATTACAGCTGACCCCGGTTTTTCCCATCTTCGACGCATCTAATTGGACTGAACCCCAAGGTTGGAGATAGAGATAATAGTTCGCCCACGGTGTCCGGTACAGATATGTGAGGTCTTTGTTACGCGTCCGGTCGGGACGGGCTAAGGAGAATGGATAGTTACGTGTTGTCTGCGATAATACAGATGCTTCTAAGGTTGATTTCCAGTAACCGAAAGCGATTGTCTTTTTGGTCGCATCGACAGGAACACCCGTTGGAAACCACATACAAGATACTACATACTGGAAAGGATCAATGAACGCTTTCGCAACGTCCCCGGAAAAGTCTGTGATCTGATCCCACGACTGAATATCACCAAGCATGTAAGCACGAAAATCCGCCATTTCTTTTCCGGTCATGACATAGTAGGCAACCGCTCCATAGGCAGTGTCCAGATTGTTTACAATGCCAACCACATAATACCCGTTTGCTACGGTAGGGCTCTCGACCCATCCATCTTCTAAGGTAAATTCCGTTTTCTGTGTGTCAATCTCTGTGACAGCTGGATAGAGTAAATCTGTGATGGTCGGGTCTTGGAATGTCGCACAACGCAAAATATAGGCGGTTGTGCCACCAATCACCGCTTTGTACGTTGCCAGAGCATCTTCTGACAGAACAATGCGCCAGATTCCCTTTTCCCAAATTACATCCCGCACGAAATAATAACGGGAGAAAGCAGGAATATAGGCATAGTTATAAGCGGTCACATTTTCAACCACTTCCAACTCTGGTCTAATAATAGATGTGTTATCTTTCAAAACGGCTTGTATAGTGAATCCCCCCTCAGCGGGGGGATTTTTTGTACTGTTAAGTCGTTTGGAGAAGGTGTAGAGAGTAACTGATAATGCCATGTCTACTCCTTTCTTTACGTTTCACGTGAAACATTCTTTACGCTTTAGCTGAAACATTGTCTTTTTTCGTTTTAAGTGAATCGATGAACGTGGCTCACGACGCAACGTTTCTGTCTTCGATGTAGAAAATGACAGCGTTTTCTGTAAAGTCATTCCAATAGCGATCCGTAAAGTGCCAGAACTGATTGTAGTAGCCACCTTTTGCGTTAAATGGGCTGGGCTGTGACCACTCGTTCACAGTCGTGTATCCCGCCGCTTCCTCGTCAAAAAGAACACCGAGCATATATGGTATAGAGCGTGTTCCGTGTTCGCTGATCGTACCGTCTTTATTAAGCAGCATTGGTGAAGCGTTAATCTGCTCGGGATGTGAAATAGACTGCCAGAAGTTCACATTTTCAAAATCAACAGTTTTCAAGAAAGCAGGATTAAAAACACTAGAATAAACTTCTGAATTGATATTGTTCACCAGGTCGCTGAACAGGTAAAATTTCATTTTTGACTTTGGCGTATGGCGAATAACCGTATAGTCGGTTAACTGTGAACAGAAAAGACTACTTCTTTCGCTCATTAAATCCGCAACAGTGTTAATTTTTGAAAACGTGAATTTCACAAATCCTTCAAAATTCTCCGATTTAAACAGGTCGGCAATTTTTAACGTGAGACCGTTCTGTTTATTATAAAGATCAAGTAAATTTAATGCTCTTCTGCCATTTCCAGTCGCAGGAGGGGGGGTTAACCCCGGAATCGTCTCGATATAAATACCACTTACCAGATTGTTAATAGTGGCTCTCGCAGTTTCTTCATGAGCCTGCTCGATCATGTCGGAAGCGTTCTGCATAATCATGGAAATGAAAGATGCGAACTCGTCCGGAGAAGAGAAAGCGCAATCAAGCTGATCTTTGTAAATCGTTACGGATTTCTGATACTGGTTAGCACCGTAGAAATTTGTCTGTAAAACCTTCGGTTTGTTGACTTTATACTGATCAATAGACTCTCCGTCAGCCAGCTTTAATCTGTCATCATCCTCAAAAGGTTTGTCGATAGTCAGCAGTTTACGAACGTGGTTTCCGTAGCGCTGATTCGAAACGTTCAACCCCTTGAATTTTCGGGTATATGGTCTGACAGAAAAGATTGTCCTTGACAGCACCTGTGAAATCGCTGTAGTGAGCGGGTCATATCCGGTTTTCAACGCCATCTGCGCGACCGTAACGAAAGATCCTGTATCGATAGGGGCGATATTATTCACGCCGGTTGCCTGATTGGTAATTGCTGTCAGCACCGTAGACAGCTGGTTAAAAGATAAATCATTTGCCATTATTTATCTCCTTTCGGGTTGATGATGGATGCTAAAATATCATCCGTAGTTTCCTTCTGTATAGCAGGCTGAGATGAAAAAAGCAATGCCTGTTTTTTCATATCTTCTCGCAGACCTAACAACGCATCCAGAACAGGGTCACCGGATGTTTCCGTCTGCTGAACCGGTGCCGTCTGCTGAACCGGGGCTGTCTGCTGAACCGGGGCTGTCTGCTGAACCGGAGCTGTCTGCTGAACCGGAGCGATCGGCTGAACCGGAGCGATCGGGTGCAAACCAGCGAGTGCCACAATCTGATCCCGGGTAAACCCTGCTTTTGCTAATGCTAAAATGTCTTCCTGTTTCATTTTTCTTTTTCTCCTTTCAATGATTCTTCCAATCGGATGAGTGCCTGTGTGTTGTTGTTTAATGCATCTGTGACTTTTTCCATTTCCGCTTTGTGGTTGTCGCTCTCTTTCATCATTCGCCAAAAGAGCGCGCCGCAACAAACGATTGGAAATCCCAACGTCTGTACCATAGTCATGACGGCATTTGCATCCATAACTACCTCTTTCTATCCCGGTTAATAAAACAGGCGGTGTAATACCGCCTGCCGAAAAAGAGTCTTGTTCCGAAACCTGGAACATGTGCATCCTTCCGGGATTGTTTCTAGCACTTCCTTTTCACCTATGATTATAACATAGAACCATCTTTTTAGCAAGATGTTTCATGTAAAACATTTCGTGAAAAGAACTTGTGTGATATAATTTTCAAGGTAAAGAGAACGTGATAAAAAGGCGATCCACAGATAGCGATATTTCAACCGGAAACGCACTTTATCATTTTCGCTCATGGTATAATTTTCTTTGAACACACCAGACTTGAATGAGGTGACGTAGTACTCCTTCCGTGACTTGTGACGATAGATGTACATTTCCCCTACGTGAACCAACGGTTTGAACTCTTTAATATTTCTGCTTCCGATGTTATCCGCTCTGTCTTTCGTGAATACGTTCTTTAATGACATCTGATAAAAGTCGGAATCTCGTGACACCAGATTGTACAACGCTGTTTTTTCTTTTTCTTGCGAAACTGGGCTGTCTTGGCAGATGATCAGTGCCAGACCCCTTTCTTTATCGATCCAGATAGATGTGCCATTTTGATACATCTTCTCGGCTCTTAGCACAAGTCCCAGTGATATGAACAATTCATTTGCCATGTTATTACTATTAGCAGCACAGATCACTTTGACGGGTGGAATCCCTTTCAATTCACGGTTTCGGTTAATTGTTTCATAGCAGTTAAAGAACGCTTCCGCTTCGTTTTTCAATGGTCGCTCATGGGCTTCTGCAATGAACTCATCGTAGAAGATGAGAGAGATATCACTCGCATCAAAACCCCTCATATTCGAAATTGTTGACAGTGCAAGGGAATAACAGAACGGTTCTGGCGAAATAATCGTTCCTTCCATATCCGTTTCATAAAACGCACTGTTCTGCTTCGTTAGCGACACCGCCTTAAACAACCTGTTCATATCTCCCAGAACTGGTTTGAGCGGCGAAAACTCCGGTTTCGAAATAAGATCAGCTTGTGTTTGCGTCCTTCTCATCAATGCAAACTTGATCTTTTTCTCAATCGCAAACTTGCACACGCCGTAAGTTTTTCCTGTTCCTCGACCGCCAACGATAAAGATAAACGGAACGGGTATGTTGTAAATAGCTGGTATATTGATAAAACCGTTGCGGTCATATATATTCTTCTCTTTCATATGATTCGCCTCTATGGAAAAAGCCCCGATAACGGAACGGGGCTTTACTTGAAATACACAAATGAGATACAGATTTTATAATTTGTTAATTGGTTACTCTGCATAGGCACAAGTGATAAAGTGCCGTCCTGCTTTTGACTGTCCGCCGATTACCTTGATGGCTGTAATCTCTTCTCCGCTCTCTGTGAACATATCACACAAAGTAGCGAAAGACTCGATAAATGTTCGGCTGTTTGTCGCATATGCGACATTATCCTCAGACAGGATGGAAAGAAGGGTCTGTTCATTTCCTTCTTTATCCGTGTCCGAATAGATCATCCAGTTCAGCACCGGAACATTCATCCCCTCAGCATCTCTCATGCGCCGGATCTCCGGGTTCATGCTCATGAGGTATTTTTCTTTCACAGTGATGTTTTCATTTTTCGTTCTGATAACTTTCATTTTAATTACTCCTTTCTTGTTGCGTTCTTGATAAATTCATCTGCTTCCATGACGTATACTTCTTCTGTGCTGGAAAGCACCTTGAAACTGAGATATCCTTTATCTCCTATAAGATAATTTTCAATGCGTTCATGGCTGGGGGTTCTCAGTGTCACGAACTTTCTAGTAACCGTTTCCTCTGTTTTCGTTTCCTCGTTGTAACGATTCACTTCCAACAGAGTGGTAACCACTGTCTTGCTAATTGTTCCTTTCATGTCTTTGCTCCTTTCTTTGTATTGTTCTTCTTTACATTACCTATTATAAACCTGTTTTGTAGTTTTTGTCAAGCTAATAAATTTGTTCCTTTTAAAATTTTTACTGATTGATTATACAACAGGGCATCTTGCAAAATATCCTCATATTCTTTTGTAATACCTACTGCATAGGTAGTTGCTCGAAGCACTACATTTTTCGTTATTTCTATCGTTTTGCCGTCCTTATTTTTATATTTTGTTATCTCTGGTTTATCGTTGTAAACTGTTTCCAGTTTCCCGCAATCACTAAATACGAAACCTGGCTTTAATACATCCAGACCTCCTTTTCTCTTTAGTTCTTCCGCACCTGCTTTTTTCGGGACACCTGCAACCGTGATCTTTAATTTGCCCTCGGCTTCGTAGGCGTACTTTTTCGCTCCCCATGTGATGAAACGATCAGCGTCTTTCTCCTGTTCATAGACTTCCATGAAGTGATTCACGCCTTGAGGGTCTGTTGCCCACGCGCCGTTCTGTTTTGACAGTTCTATTTTTTCGTTATTGTATGCTGAGAAATCCACATCACCTAAATACTTGATAGAATCGGTATCACAGTAAATAAACGTTCCGCCTTGATCGGTTACGATACGCATACCCCGTTCCAGTTCATAACGTGCCCATGCGGTACACCAGACACCCCAAGTGTAAGGGATAAACGCCCGTTTCATAAATTCTTCCAGCAGTTCTTTTTTCGTCTTTGATGTGTTAATGATAAATTCTTCATCTTCATAAAGAATAGACTCTTTCACTGGATCTTGCGCTGTCATGCCGTAGATAGAGTTGAGTTTATTCTTACTCTTCATGTAAAAGTATTCCTGTCCTTCCACATCCTTTAATTCCGTTTTCTTCTTATAATACAGACATATGGTTTCGATCATTGCGGCGGGGAGTTTACCATACCGAGCAGTATAAACTTCGATAGGTACTATCTCTTCTATGTGATATTCTTCGACTATGATTCTTAAATCAACATCCGTGATGGAAGTTTCCAAATAATCAGCACTCAAGACACGCCCGTTATCGAAGACTCCATTTATAATTGTTCTACACTTGTCTTTTGCCAGATAGGGACATCCCCAAGAATAATCATTCAACGACACTCCTTTGAATGACACCCTCATCAAGATTGCTTTCTCCCTTCTCTTCATCATATCAATGATCTGGCTAGCATCTGGAACTGGCTTTGAAATCTTGTGAAAACGGGTAACCGGATAGGCTCTGTTGCATTGCACACCAGGATAACTTGAGGAGCGGTCGGCGGAATGAATCCCCTCTAAAATCCAGCCCGCATAAAAACGGTTTGCATGAGTGTTTCCGCCGCGAAAAGCTTCTCGTGCTACTTGATAAACATCGAAGTCCGGCTGGATTCCCATAATCCAGCGGTTGCCCTCAAGTGCATTTTTCACGTCTCGGCGGACATACCCAGTTGACGTTAGCGGGATTGTGTAGAGGGTATCCCCGTCATTTTTCATTTCGGTCTTGATTGCTTCTACAAGACCTTGTACATCGTTAATACAATATGCTAACTCTTCATCGGTTAACGGCGTGTATGAATAACGTTCTATGTTATAATCGAGATCGCCAGATAGCTTCTTATGCTTGACATTCATTTTTTCAGTAAATGTCTGCAAAGACATGTTTGTTTGAATGTAAGAGCAACGGAACTCAAAATGCTCAAACATCTCACACTTACAGACTTTTCTTTTATCCAGTGCGAATACCTCTTCTTTTGAGAAAGGGTAAATTCCTGAGAGAAACTGAAACTCAAAGGACAGGTTGTGAACATACACTACAATATAGTCCATGTCTTCCAGATCAGATGCTATCGCCCTCATGAAGTAATCAAACTCTCCCCATGTTCTCCCGATTACAGTTACTTTTTCATCAACCTGAAACTGCCAGATGTACATAACCGATTGTTCAATTTCTTTTATACGTGTTGTTTCAATGTCGAACGCACAAACCAGATTTTTATAGTTTTTCTTGTTTCTCATGCCTTTCTTTCTTTTTACTTTTCCCGCTTTAGTGATAATTGAATAATCGAAATCATATACATCTGCTATCATATCATTTTTTGCCTTTCTTCTTTAAAAGATCTAAAATCTCCTCCGCGCTCTTTGATTCGATATCCGGTATTTTACTGATTTTATCTCGATTTTTAAGCCAACTTTCGAGGTCTTTTGCCATTGCGCTAGGGTCAACTTTATACCTAGTAGCTTCCCATAACTTCACGGTTGCTTCTGAATCATATTCCAAATCTGTTGCCTGTTCTGCTAAGAGTTCCATGAAGTCAGTAAAATTCTGGAAATTTTCCTCGGTCACATCATAATCATATGACCGTAACTTTGTTATTTTTTGCGTTCTCAAATCTTTCTGACCTGTCACGGTAGAAAGCGGGTTCTCTATAAAACGGGCTAACTGTGATAAAGCTAATGGCACCTGCCTATTTGTTAATTCCGACAGTTTTTTTGTATTTGTAGCATTATATTTATATGCAGATGATTTCCCAAAACCCGCTTTGGCGAGCCGGAAAAGTCGCTTGACTGCTATTGCTCTAAGTCTTGAATATTCTTTTCTTATTTCAGATGATGTGTATTCATTTACGAGATACTGCGGATTATAATGCTCAATTGTGCCAAAACCTAGTTTGGCTGAAGGTTTGAATAATGCCATTGTTTGTTCTCCTTTCGTGTTTCATGTGAAAAACCTAAAAACCGAATAGATAAAGTATAGGCAGTGCTATGATTGATAGCAACGCCAAGATTGATATAAATATAATCTGTATTGTTTCTTTCATTTTATTCCTTTCTATGCAAGATACAGCACCGGCTCCTCAACGCCATCATCGTCATAGTCC